TTGATCACATCAAGCCCCACCGAGGCGACCACACGTTGTTCTGGGACAGGGAGAATTGGCAAGCACTATGCAAGCCATGTCACGACACGAAGACGGGAGCCGGGGGGTAGGGGGGTTGAAATCTCTGCCGACCACCCCACCAAGACCGCGCGCCCAGTCAAGCGTGAATGGTAACGACATTTCATTTTAGAAAAAGCTGATAAGGAACCTGAACAGATGGATATACCCAAAGCGCCCAAGCACCTGAGCAAGGAGGCGCAGCGGCTGTGGGGCGAGATAATCGAGGAGTGTGACGGGCTGGACGACTCACAATTGTGGCTCCTGCGCGGCTGGTGCGAAGTGTTCGACCGCAAGGAAGAGATTCGCCAGGCCATCAATCGGGAGGGCGTGAGCGTGGTAGACCGGTGGGGGCAGACCAAACCTAATCCACTATTGGCAGAGGAGAAGGGCTGTCACGCGAGCATGCGGGCTTACTTCAAACACCTCAACTTGGATTTGGATGCCGATTAGTGGGGCGTAAGATTACAAAGAAGCGGAAGCGCAGCAGTGAATTGACCATGCTTCAGCGGGCGTACCTGTTGACCGGTCACGGCTACGACTTCCTGCAAGGCGAGGGGGAAGACTGGCGGCGTGTTTTCGCCTCCGACAAGGCGGCGAAGGGCGCATGGAAAGCGCACCGGGCCGAGCTTGAGGCCGAATGCGGGGACACCTGCAAGCCCTGGGCGTGGTTCAAGTATGCCTCGCGGAAGAAACAGGCTGAGGCATTACTCCAGGACGCCGATGCACGTCGGGACCGTCCTGTATTCCCGGACGCCATACAGCGGGGCGACTGGAAACTGGCCGACGATCTGCGGTGGAGCGTCCACCAGCACCAGTGGCACAGCGAATACGCCCGACGGGCCGAGGAGCACCCGGATTGGGCAGAGGTTCGTGCGGGAATCGTCAAGTCGGGACGATTCGATCCCATCTGGTGCCGTACCTGGGCGGATGTGGAGGCGGTGAAGGCCGGTTGTTGGTTCGATGTATCCGCAGGCGAGAAAGCGTGCGCGTTTTTCCGGTTGCTGCGGCACACGAAGGCACCCTACGCCGGACAGCCGTTCATTCTCCTGCCCTGGCAGCGTTTTGACGTTGTTATGCCGCTTTTCGGCTGGAAAACGCCCGAAAATCTGCGCCGATACCGTCATGCACACGTCGAAATTCCCAAGAAAAACGGTAAATCCACCCTCTGTTCAGGCCTTTCATTGCTCCTTCTGGTGGCCGATGGCGAGGCCGGGGCCGAAGTTTACAACGTCGCCAGCGACTACAAGCAGGCGAATATCGTGTTCCGCGAGGCCATGCGGATGGCGAAAGCGTCGCCGTACCTGCGCGATTTGCTGCAATTCAAGCCATCCGTGAAGCATATCGGGTACGAAGGGGCCAATTCAGAGTACGAGGCGCTCTCCTCCGACGTGGGGACGAAGGAGGGCATGAACATTTCGGGGCTGATCTTCGACGAGCTCCACGCACAGAAGAACCGCGACCTGTTCGACGCGCTTGTTTACGGCGGCGCGGCCCGAAAGCAACCGCTGTTCCTCGCCATCACGACCGCGGGCGTGTATGACCCGCTCAGCATCGGCTGGGAGCAGCACGAGTATGCACGGCGCGTACTGGAAGGCGGCGCGGGGCCCGGGGAGGACATCAGTTTCTTTGGTTACATCCGCAACGTGAGCGAAGACGAGGCCGACGAGTGGCAGGACTTGTACTGGTGGTATCGGGCGAACCCATCGTTAGGCGTAGCACTCGACCCGGCAACCTTCGCCGTGGAGGCCAAGGCCGCTGCGGAGGTTCCAACGAAACAAAACAGCTTCAAGCGGTATCGCGTGAACGTATGGGTGCAGGCGGCAGAGGCTGCGTTCCGTATAGCCGATTGGGAAGCCTGTACGGAACAGGACTGGCCCGACCTGAAAGGCCGCATTTGCTACGGCGGGCTTGACCTCAGTGCGACCAGCGACATCACGGCGGCTGTGCTCTGGTTTCCTCCCGATGATGAGGACGGCGAGCACTATTTGATGACCCGGTTCTGGTTGCCAAAAGACAACATTGTAGAGCTTGCGCGCAAGGCAAAAGCGCCTTACGAGGCGTGGTGTGACGCCGGGCACCTCGAATTAACGCCGGGGAACATGGTGGACCTAAAGAAAATACGGGCCGAACTCAACGCATGGCACGAAGAATACGACCCGGTGAATTGGCGATACGACAAATGGCACGCGACAGGGTTGGTCACGGACCTGACGGAAGAAGACGGGCTACCCATGGTCGAATTCGGGCAGGGCTTCGGCTGGATGAACGGGCCCACCCGAGAGTTCGAGCGGCTTATGGTCACGCACCAGATTCGCCACAACGGCAACCCGGTAATGTCCTGGATGGTAGGAAACTGCGCATTCGCGCGCGACGCAGAGGACCGCATAAAAATTATGAAGACGAAAAAAGACCAGCGATTCAAGGTTGATGGTCCTGTTGCTGCGGTCATGGCCCTGGATGGCGCGATGCGAGACAGCGACGGGGCAATGACGCTGAGTGCCGATTCGCTCATGGTAGGAGGTTGACGATGGCTATCGAATACCATCCACCACGGCGCGCTGGTGCCGAATGCCCGCAGTGCAAGGCGTGGGTTCCGCACTACTGCGTATTGCCTGAGCATATGGGAATGATTGTCCGCTATCACGCCTGCACCTGCGGGTTTAAATTCAAGAGCATTGAGCGGATTTTACCACAACTGTAGTAGCAACACCCTATTAATACGGCTCTATGTGTTGTATACCTTGCTTAGACTAGCGAGGTATTCGGCACATTGGGCCTTTTTTCATCGATATTCGGACGCGGCAGCAAGGCCGAGGCGCGGGCCACGGTTGGGCCTTCGCTGCATCCGTCCACGCTGGACGATCCACGCGTGCTTTTCGGCAACACCTTCGGTGAAGACTCAACCGGGCTGAATCTCAACGAAGGCGAGGTCATGGGTTGGCCCGCGCTCGTCCAGGCACTGCGGCTGATTTCCTGGACCATCGGCGGGACGCCCTGCCAGATTTTCAAGCGCACGCCCGAGGGTAAAAGCAAACTCACCGCTGCGACCGACCACCCGATTCATTGGTTCCTACACGACGAGCCGCACCCCGAATATACGCCCTTCGAGTGGAAATCTGACCTTCCTTTTAAAGCGATTTTCCACGGCAACAGCTACGGCCAGATTCTACGGACGCGGCGAGGGGACGTTGAACACGTTTTCCCGCTCGATACCCACCGCATGGAATCCGTCAACCGTGTTGCAGGGCGATTGAAGTACGCCTATCGCGAAGCAGGCGGACAGACGCGGATCTTCGACCAGAGCGAGGTTCTGCACGTTAAGGGATTCGGGGCGGGCGGCATTCTCGGCATCGCTTTACAGCAACTCGCCCCGACCACGCTGGCAAAAGGCGTGGCCATGGAACGTTACGGCGCCCGCGTCTTCCGTAATGGGATGCTTTCCGCGCACATCGTAGAACAGGACGTGAATTCCCCAAAAATCAAGTGGGGCGAGGGCCAAGAGAAAGCATTCTACGACAAGTTAAGCGACACCCTGACCGGCGAAGGCAACTGGCACAAGGTGGCCGGGCTTCCTCCCGGCTTTTCTCTCAAGGCGATGGGCTTCTCCGCGAAGGACGCCCAGCTCATCGAGGGCATGACGTTCGCAGTGCAGGACATTGCGCGACTTACGGGTGTACCGCCTTCCCTACTGATGGATTTGAGCAGGGCGACATTCTCGAACGTAGAACAGCAGATGCTTCAATTCCTCCAGCTTGCGCTACATCCGTGGTTCACGAACATCGAGCAGCGCCTTGAAAAGAGCCTGCTGACCCGCGAAGAGCGTCGGGAATACGCGATCAAGTTCAACGCCGATGCCATCCTTCGGACCACGCTCAAGGAACGTTACGAAGCCTATCAGCTTTCGGTGGGGCGTCCATGGATGAGTCCGAACGAGGCCCGCGACCTGGAAGACATGCCGAACATCGAAGGCGGCGATATCGTTCTGGAGCCGCTGAACATGGGCGACCCCGGCGGCGACCCAGCGGCAAGCGGCCCAGACCTTGCACCACCCACGGACGGCGAATCCGATACCAAAAACCGCGCCCTTTCTACCCCCTGCCCGCGTCGGGACTGTAACCACTCGTCAGACGATGACCCAAGAGAGTACCGGAACGCGGGCAGGGCTGGTTATTTAACGGCAGAGCGACGTGCCGAGGTACGCGACCTGATGCGCGAGCGCCTTTCCTTGCGCCGTGCATTCCGTCGCCAGATTCAGCGCGACGCTTCCCGGCTTATCAAGGGCGAGATTCGCGAGATCAACAAGTTGGCGGCGAAACACCTCGACACGCGGGACGCCGATAGCTTCGTGAAGGCCATCGAGAAGTACTACGAAGGCGAAGGCGCGCGCGGCTTTGTCGGGGCAGTGAACAACATTCTGGGTGACGTGCTACGCAGCTATGCGGAGTCTATGGCCGAGGCCGTAGGGCGAGAGATGGGCACAGACGCACCGGACATCAGCGAGTTTTTCAACGACTACCTCGCGGCGTTTTCACAGCGCATCGCGGG